CCCCGCCGCCCTGTTGGCCGCCCGCGCAAGGACGTGAACCCTGAGCTTGTCGAGGCGCTTGCCCGGATACAGTGCACCGACTCGGAAATCGCGGCGGTGCTGGACGTGAACGAGGCGACGATCAAGCGCAATTTTGCGCCCCTCCTCAAAAAGGGCCGTGAAGCCGGCAAGCAGTCGCTCAAGCGGATGCAGTACAAGCTGGCCGAGGAAGGCAACGCGACGATGCAGATATGGCTGGGGAAGCAGTACCTCGGGCAGAAGGACAAGGTGGAGACCGAACACACTGGTAAGGGCGGCGGCCCGATAGCGGTGAACGTCTCGCACCGCGTGACGTCATTCGATTGGGAATCGTTCAGACAGGAGCTTGAGTATCAAAAACAGCGTGCTGTGGAGTCAGAGGGCGGAGGAGACACTCAGGGTGACGGTGCTTGAGAACCCGTACATCAAGCACGTGCCGTTCGCACGTCAGGCCGCCTTCCTCGTGCTGCCACACGAGGAGATTCTTTACGGCGGTGCCGCCGGCGGTGGAAAGTCTGACGCCCTGCTCATGGCTGCGCTCCAGTTCGTGCATGTGCCAGGATACGCGGCAATTCTTTTCCGCCGTACGTATGCCGATCTGGCCTTGCCCGGCGCGTTGATGGACAGGGCACACGACTGGCTTGATGGAACCGATGCTCACTGGAATGAAACACAAAAGACATGGACGTTTCCGACAGGAGCATCGTTGTCATTCGGATACCTGGACCACGAGGATACACGGTATCGGTACCAGAGCGCCGAGTTTCAGTTCGTCGGATTCGACGAGTTGACCCAGTTCTCCGAGACACAGTATACCTACCTGTTTTCTCGTCTGCGTCGGCTGGAAGGTTGTGACGTGCCGATTCGCATGCGTGCAGGTACTAACCCTGGCGGACCGGGGCACGACTGGGTAAACAGACGGTTCGGTTGCGACGGAAAAACGCCGCGTCCGGCTACGCGCTTCTTTGTTCCGGCGGTGGCGGCGGAGAATATCTATCTCGACAGGGAAGCCTATGCAACCGCCCTCGCCAACCTTGACCCGATAACCCGCGCGCAGCTTGCGAACGGCGACTGGTCAACGCTTGCCAGCCCCGGCGCGCTCTGGAAGTACGAATGGATTGGTGACAGTCGGCTTCCGATGGAAAAACGCGAGGAAATCCTGAAGACCGCGAAGCGCATCGTCGTCGGTATTGACCCTGCTGTCACCAGCACGGAACATTCCGACGAGAATGGCATCGTCGTGTGCGCGCGCGGTGCTGACAATCGAGGCTACGTCATCGCAGACCGTTCCATGCGCGGCTCTCCACTTGCATGGGCGTCGCGCGCGATCGGTGCGTACGAAGAGTTCGGGGCGGATCGCATCATCGCGGAAACGAACCAGGGCGGTGAAATGGTGCTTCATACCCTGCGCACGGTGCGGCGTGACGTAGTCGTTGATGGTATCGTCGCCCGGCGTGGCAAGGCATTGCGTGCGGATCCGATTGCGAGCATGTACGAGCAGGGCCTGATCTCACACGTCGGTTCTTTCCCAGAACTCGAGGGGCAAATGCTCTCATGGGTTCCAGGCGAAGGCGACAGTCCCGACCGCGTTGACGCGCTCGTGCACGCGCTGACTTATTTATTCCCACAGAACACAGAATCCAAGGTGTGGATATTATGAGACTTTGGCCATTCTCCTGGAATAAGCGCGAGACACGTTCCGCAGTCGTCACTGACTCCTTTATGGCAGACTGGATGAGTTCTTCCGCTGGGACATTGAAAGGATTCAAGGCAACAATCGACACGGGTTACAAGCAGAACCCTACGGCGTACGGTGCTATCAGATTGATTGCGGACAACGTCGCACGAATCCCGTTAATCGTATACGAAGACCGAGGAAGCGAACTGGTTGAAGTGGGACCAAGTCACCCGGCACAGAAGACCATTGATCGCCCCAATGCGACGTACAACGGCGTACGGTTTCGGCAGGCGTTGATGACGGATTTGATGCTCGCTGGAAGCTACTACGCGCAGGACACGGTAACCAGCGTGCAGAGCTTCCAGCATTTCATTTATCGTCTTCGCCCGGATTGGGTGACACCGAAACTGAATGCACAGAAAACCGCCATTGAAGCGTTTGAATACAGCCCGAATGGGAGCACCAAGGGTATTCTGATAGCGGCGGAAGACGTCTTGCACGGATGGTTTATCGATCCGCTTGACGATACCAAGGGTTTTGCTCCCATCAAGGTGGCTACGGCGTCCATTGGACTGGCGAATGACGCTCGCACCTGGAACTCTTCCCTCATGGCGAATAAAGGGCAACATTCCAACCTCATAAAGGTGAACGGGGATATGCCGCCGGAGGAAGAGAAGGCGCTCCGCGAATCGTTCTCCGCGAAGTTCTCCGGTAAAGACAACGCGGGTAAAAGCATCGTGATCAGGAACGGAGAAATCGACGTCGTGCCATTGAATCTCAGCCCCGCGGACGTGGAATGGGTTGAGGGTGTGAAACTCACCTTGAGAGACGTCGCCACGGCGCTGTTCGTGCCTTCCGTTCTCCTGAATGACACGGAGAACAACACATACAGCAACTATTCCGCCGCAATCCGCATTTTCTACACCATGACCGTGTTTCCACTTCTGGACATGCTATGCGATGATCTCACGTGGTTCCTTGTGGCGCGGTTCGGAGATTCAATTCGGGTTCGGTATAACGCCGACGAGGTTCCCGCGCTCCAGCAGAATCGCGAGGAAAAGTGGCAACAGGTGCAGAACGTGGACTGGCTCACCATAAATGAAAAACGGGAGTTCCTCGGTTGGGGTAAGCTGGAGGAGCCGGACGCAGATAAGGTCTGGATACCGGCGACTCTGGTGCCCCTGGGCGCGGAGATACCGGATTTTCCGGATAACACCGAAGGGCGCGGCGGTGTTACCAGACTCGAAACCCGCGCCGCCAAGCGCCCTCGCGCGTGGCTTGCAATAGAACGCATGCGGTCGCCGCTCTATAAGAGCGTGGAGCGCCGGGTAGCTGACTACTTCCGGGGGGAGTTGCGCGATTTGCAGGCAGTACTCGCGGACTCCACACCCGCGACGGTATCCGACAAGCTGGAAGCCGTAGTTGACGGACGCCAGAATGAACTCCGGAGGATGCTGGAGAGCGTGACTACCGGCATTGCGAACAGATTTGCCGGGCACACGTATGACAAGCTGAACGGCAAGAAATCACGGGCGGAGATTGATCCGTGGTCAACCTACATCACGTCATGGATCTCAAACAACGCGGCGGAAAAGGTCACGCAGATCACCGATACGACACGCGGGCAGATACGTGAGACGCTCGCTGAGGGCGTGGCCGCGGGTGAACATATCCGGGAACTGGCCAGCCGCATTGACGCGCTCTACTTGACGCAGATCATTCCGAACCGTTCGCAGACGATAGCACGCACGGAGGTCTTGGCTGCGTCGAACCTCGGCAGCCAAGCCGGCGCGCGAGCTACCGGGCTGCCCTTAAAAAAAAAGTGGCTTTCGACTCCGGACCCTCGAACGAGGATGAGCCATTCGATAGCGAACGGCCAGGAACGGAACATGGAAGAGCCTTATGAGTTGTCTGGCGGCAAGTTGATGTTTCCAGGTGACGGGTCACTAGGTGCCGAAGCGGGCGAAATCGTGAACTGCCGCTGCACAGAGGTGTATGAAGTGCAGCAACGCACTCCGGCCGGTGGCGTCGGAACAATGCCAGTGGTCAAGCCACCAGCGAAAGTGATGCCTTCTCCTCCGGCACCAAAAGTTCCCACATTTACCAATTTGCCTGAAGCGGAAGCGTGGTTCAAGGTCAATATGGGAATCACGAGGGTTGTTAACGAAGCAGGTTTATCCGAGGCTGGAGCAACGAAGAGGCTAGCGCGGATTGCGTCAGAGTTTTCTCGCCTCAAATCAGAATACCCGAGCATGCCTTCTCCGACATTTGATTCCATCATACTGACCAAAGACGAAAACAAGTCAACATTCTCAATGCTGCTCATTGGAGCGGAGCCGCGGAAGGCAACAATCGAAGCAAACATTGAATGGGCCAAGAGACATGGGTACTCCTGTTGGTCTCGAAATGAAACGACCGAAGACATCTTCCGTCACGAATTGGGGCACAACATAGGCGGCTTCCGAGCAGACTGGATATTCGACACGGAGAAGCAAAAAATCAAAGACATCCTCGGATACTACGCGACAACTCACAGGGCAGAAACTTCGGCGGAGATTTTCGCGTATTACACCTCTCCAATGTATAAAAAAGGCACAATGCCTGCCCACTGGGAGGAAGGTGCGAAGGCTATGCTAGGGGGTGGCAAATGATTTACCCGCCCATTCAATGTTGTACGTGCCGCCACTTTGTCGGTAAGAAAGATAGGGATTCGCTCAACTGCAAAGCGTTCGCAGATGGAATACCGCTTGAAATAGTATTGAATGAGCACGATCACCGCGAGCCATTCCCCGGAGATAACGGCATACGCTGGGAGCCGATTGACTCAGAAAGCGAGGCAAGCAAATGAACAATTCTTACGCACGTTGCGGCGGAACGAAGAAGAAAAAGGGCAAGCGGTAACGCGCCTGAAGGAGTCAACGATGGAGATACGGTCATACCCGATGGAAGTTCGGGCGCTGGAAGACGACGGGCATATCGTCGCCTACGCCGCCACGTTCGGAAACGTCTACGACGTCGGATGGGGCGAAAAAGAAATGATGGAGAAGGGCGCGTTCTCCAAGACGCTGAAGGAGCGTAAAGGCCGTCCAATACTCTGGCAACATGATCCGGCCAAACCCATTGGCGTAGAGTTAAACGCGTCAGAAGACGACAAGGGGCTGCTGGTGGAAGGGCAATTGAATCTCGAAGTCCAGGCTGCCAGGGAAGCCCGAAGCCTCGCTTTGCAGGGTGCGGTGTCCGGCATATCTGTGGGCTTCATTCCCATCATCCGCGATCACGACCCAGAAAAGAATCTCACGAGGATGAAGGAAGTCAAGCTCATGGAATGGTCGTTGGTGACCTTCCCGGCAAACGAGCGCGCCCGAATAAAAAAGGTGCGGGCCGGACTGGAACATTATCCGGAATCGCTGCTTTACGAAATTATCGGTCTGGCAAGTGACCCGGTTGTGAAGACGCTGGACCGTTCTCTTGTCACGCGTGCTGCGGAGGCGCTTATATCTGTCGCGGACAACCTTGCACTCGACGAGCCTTACGAGCCGGAGGATACCTCCACTCGCGGCGACGACGAGCCGCAAAACGAACAGCCGATTGATGAGATAGACCTCATCGCCCGCACGCTTGCAGAATTGGGTATCCACGCATAGGGAGACACAAAAAGTGGCAGAAGAAATCACTATCGAACAGAGGAAACTGGCGGAAGAAGTCAAGAAACTCATGGCCGGGGAATGGGGTCCGGCTGTTGAACTTCGTGACCAGTTGAAAACTCATGGGGAATCCATCGCCGCGCTGGAAGAGAAACTCGACAGAGTTGCGAAGGACATGATGCCGATCCTGTCCAGCATCAACAAACCCCAGGTCGCGAGCGATGAGCCGGTGGACAAAAAGGAACAGGCGCGGCTTGCCGTCCGGGCGCTGGTGAAGGGCGCGTTCAGGCGCTTCGACGCCATTACTCCGGAAGAAAAACAGGCGTACGAGTTCACTACGCGTGCGCTGTCTGTCACAGGAGACAGCACCGGCGGGCTTATTGTTCCGGCTCCACTGGTTGATGAAATCGTCAGCAACGTGACGGAGATCGATCCGATTCGGCAGGTTGCGGACGTTGGCCCGACCACGAACGGCGGGAATGAGCGGTTGATCCTTCGCGTTACGACCAAACCGACCACGGCATGGACGGCGGAAAACGGCACGCGGTCGGTAGGTACCGACATCGCCTTCGGGACGCTGCACATCCCGGTGTTCGAAGAGTATGCGTACCTGCCAGTTTCCTACCAGATGCTGGAGGACACGAACATTGACCTTCAGGGTCTGATCGCCGGGTTCGTCGCGGAGGACTTCGCCGAGGAAGAGGGCAAGCACTTCGTCAATGGCACGGGCGCGGGCGAAGCCGAGGGATTCATGACGAACGGCGACGTCAGTTACACCGCCGCCGGAGAAGCCTCTACGCTCACCAATGGCGACTGCCTTATCAGTTTGTCGCTTGCGATCAAAGAGCCGTACCGCCGGAACGCGGTATGGATCATGAACGACAGCACCTGGGCGGCCATTCTCAAAACCAAGGGCAGTGACGGGCAGTATTTGTATCGCATTGCCCTGTCAGACGCCATGCCGAACACGTTGCTTGGCAAGCGCGTCCTGTCCAGCGTCACCATGCCGTCCATAAGCGCGAACACGTACCCGGTGATCTTCGGTGACTTCAAAAAGGGTTACGCCATTGCCGATCACCTGAGCTGGCAGTTCATGGTGGACGAACAGACTGGATTCACTTCCGGGGTCACGTACTTCAAGGCTCGCAGGCGCGTCGGTGGCGCGGTCAAAGTCGCCGAGGCGATCCGCAAGCTCAAAATCGCGACCTCGTAAGGAGGGATACGACGTGAAAATCAAACACATCGTACTCGGATTTTTCGGGGCGCTGTTCGTCACCACGCTCATATTTCAAGCGCCTATCCTGGCTTGGGCGCAGAATACCACGCTGTGGTATGGGTCCCAGGGCGGGAAAGTGTGGACGCTGGCAAGTGGTGGAACCATCACCGCGAACAGCGGGAGCGCAGTTACACTCGCAGGCACGAACACGATTTCCGGCGCGACGACGATCAGTGCGCCGTTCCTGCGTATCAATCCGTTCATGACGTACGCGAAATGCGGCGTGACGGCAGTTGACGCAGATCGGGATACCGCCTACATCTACGTGCCAGGACTTCTAGCAACGGATGCCGTGTTTGCTATGACGGCGGAAGACACGGCAAATGCAGTCGTCAGAGCATTCGTGGGCACCTCGAACTGGCTTACTGTAAAGGTTGCTGGGAATGTAGTTTCTAACGACAATAACGGCATGAAAGTGAGTTGGTTCGCAATTCGACCTCAG